CATCTACACTTACTGGTAGCACAATTGAACTTCAGTATGGTGGTGGTAATGGAAAAGCGAAGAGAATTAATATGGTCTTTGAGACTACAACTTATGAGTTTAGTTTTAATATAAGAAGTAAGAGTGGTGGTATCTATCCTACTCACACTAACGGGGACTACTTCAAGAAGAACTAATGGCAAACGTAACTCAACTCAAACACTTAGAACACCTTGAAGATGAGATGCTGAACTACGGCATCGATGGTTGTAAGGCATCGGTATCATTTCTGAAAGAACTTCGTAAGATGTTGGGTCATCAGGAAAATGCTGGATTCATGCAAACTAAATGGGACGGTGCTCCCTCTCTTGTATGTGGTACAGATCCCATGACTGGTATGTTCTTTGTTGGAACAAAATCTGTCTTTGCAAAAACTGCTCCTAAAATTTGTTATGGTCCTGAAGATGTAGACCAGTACTACGAAGGAGATCTTGCTGAGAAATTAAAGTATGCTCTCTTGTATTTTGCGGAACTAGGGATTGAAGGTGTCGTGCAAGGGGATTTATTATTTACTACTAGCACACTCAATAAAGAAACTGTTGATGGTGAGCGACTGTATACATTCAGACCTAACACTATTACATATGGCATTCCAGTAGATCATCCTATTGGACTGGCAACAGGTAGAGCAAAGATTGGTGTGGTGTTTCATACACACTATACAGGAGATGATATATCCACAATGCAAGCTCGTGCTGGTGCTAAAGTTAAAGGATCTGTAGACGTTCTGTCAGTTGAAAATGATACTCCTATGCATAAAGTTGGTTTTTCTAAATCAGAGATGAGTAAGTTTGATAATCACATAGTTAAGATTGAACGTATGTGTAACGTCTGTGGAGATTTTCTGGATGATCTAGTTTCTAACTTTGGAACCACTGGTGATTCTAAATTTCATATCTCCTCATACATTAAACAGTTTTTTAATTCTGAGATTAGAGAACGTCGTAATGTTGGAAACATAGATGAGACTATCAATGCATTGGTAAACTTTTACGATGCTAAGATGCAGAAAGAGTTGGCAAAGATTAAGACACCTGCCAACAGAGTGAAGAAGTGCAATCTGGTATACCAGAGTGAGAACTATTTGATTGATAATGTATACAAATTTAAGGCTATGCTTGCTTTATATAAAGAGATACAAACTGTCAAGCAAATGGTTATAGATAAACTAGATCATCTAGAAGAATTCAGAACCTTCGTTCAAACTGATAAGGGATATAAGATCACAACTCCTGAAGGATATGTTCTTCATAAGGATGGTGATATGATCAAGTTTGTTAATCGTCTTGAGTTTGCTTACAATAACTTCACCCTCCAGAAATCATGGCGTTAAATTGTATCAAATGCTATTTTACTTTTGGTAGGTTTCAACCACCTACCACAGGACACAAAGATAACTTTGATGGGGTGAAACGCATTGCAAATGGTCATGACTATAGAATCTATATCTCTCAGACATTTGATACTAAAGGTAAGAACCCCTTACCACCTGATCGTAAATTGTATTACATGAACTTGATGTTTCCAGAACATCGTGGTAAAATAATTTCTGGACCTAAAGATCCTGTCGCTATCATGCAAGACTTGATGATGGCGGGATACAATGAGGTTATATTTTTAGTCGGATCTGATAGAGTAAATGCGATGCAGTTCTTACACAAATACAATGGCAAAGACTTCTCGTTCCGAAAGATCGAGATACAATCTTCTGGTAGCAGAGATGCTGATGGAGATACCTTTGCTATTTCTGGAACGAAGATGAGACGTGCCGCATTTGCGGACGACTTTAAAACGTTTCGTTCTGGTATTCCCAGAGCATTGAATGATAAACAGTGTAAACAAATGATGTCAGAGATACAAACAAATCTACCTGCGAATTTTAAATGAAAGATTTCAAGAAACTACGTGAAGAAGCACTGCGTCAACAACAGAGGCAGGAAGAAATATTTAAAGAAGGTGATGCTGTTATGTCATCACGCACAGGAGAAAAAGGACATCTCCATCGAGTGGGTGGAAACTATGCTATCGTAATTTCTGAAGAAGGTAATATGTTTAGGGAGTGGATAAAGAATATTAGATCTATAAATAATACGAGAAGAACCTCCTTGTTAAACGATGAAGTATCAGAAGACAGTCGATAGCGTTAACAATAATGACGAGTTTTCGTCTGAGTTGATGGAAGCATATGGTAAATGGATGGGTGGAGATACCTTCCAGAATACTACCATCAGCGAAGCAGCATTTAATGGTATGGTACAGCAGTCCAATGGTGCTGAAATTGAAGACACTACAGTAAAAGCAAAGAAAGCAAAGAAAGCGGTTAAGAAAGAAGAAGTAGAAGTTCTTGAGCGCGAAGAGTATGAGATCGATGGCGAGATTTATGTCATCGAGAAAGTTAAGATGGATGGCAAAGACGACAATGGCAATAGCTCCTGCTGGAAAGGATATAAGAAGCAGGGAACTAAAGCAAAGGGTGGTAAAGAAGTAAACAACTGTGTAAAAGCAGGCGTTGAATATGAAGGTGATGAACTCACTGAAAAGAAACTTGACCCCGTAGGTAAGGCAGATGCTGACATCGACAACGATGGCGATGTAGATAAGTCTGACAAGTATCTCCACATGCGTCGTAAGAAGGTCTCCAAGATCATTGGTATGTCAAAGAAAAAATGAAAACATTTAGACAACTTCGCGAAGATTGTGGCAGTAGTTGCCCCAAAGATTGTAAGAAGAGTTGCTGTAATAAAAAATCAAAGAAAGATAAGAAGAGTGGTAATGTAGAAATCATGCCTACTGTCAACGACGGAGAGAAGGGCATGGTTACTAAACCTACTAATGAGTCAAAGAACTATCAGGGTCCTTTGTATGCTCCATGGTCTGCTGTTGTTAAAGGCAGAGGTTTTGATCCACTAGAAGAATCGTTTGAAGGTGGCGTAGCAAAAGCAAGACGCGACTACCGTTCTGGAACACTGTTAAATTTTAAACAGTTCATGTCAAAATTGACATCTATTTTAGATGAGTGGGAGAAATAAATAGTTCATGCTCTATGACATGAACCAATGTTATCCTTTCTACTTCCACTAGCATCCAAAATTATTTCTGATGCTGTTAACAAAATTCCAGAAAATGAAGAACTGGGCGAGAAACTTGTTGAGATCTGTCTTGCTATTCTTGCTAAAGCAGTTAAGTTAACCAAGACTGATATGGACGATCAACTTCTAGAAGTTGTATCGAAAGCGATTGCTGCTCGCAAAGATTCCTGAGAATATAAATAACCATTAGGAAAATAAACGCTGAATAAACATGTCTCTATACGGAAGAACTGACAGCAATGCAAATAAAACCAAAGCTGGTGTAGGCATTGCAGCGTCAAGTCAAGCAAAAACTACAGTCTTCGTTGACGAGACTGAAGCACAACTAAACGAAACCAAGTCCCGTGGTATCACTGGTCCTGGTTGGTGGTCTTATTTCACCTATACTGATTCTTCTGGCGCAACTCGTCATAAGGCAGAGCAACTTATTTTTGTTGCTAATCCTGATGGCACAGAATCTCAGGCAGATGATGCCATCGCTGCAGACGTAGCATCGGCAGTAACCATTACGGTTCAACCTGCTAACTCTACATCTTCTTCGGGTGCTGGTACTTACACCCTCACCACTACGACAACAGGAACACCTGGAGCACTTGCATATCAGTGGCAGCGTCAAACTGCAACTGGTAAGCGTTGGGTTAACATCGCTGCTGGTACAGACACAGGTATTACTTATGCAGACTTCACGACAGCAACTCTTGCTTATAGTGGTCTCGCTGGCGATACTCTGGATGGTAACAAGTTTAGAGTCAAGGTCACCTCTGCGGGTGGTACTGAAGAAGTAATGTCTAATGGTGCAGCAACACTAACCTTCGGAAGTTGATGAATGAACTTCGATGAATTGACGCCAGACAACTGGCTCTTCTTTGCTATTCAAAATTATAACAACCCGTCGTCAGTAACTTATAGTGATTTTGAAGAAGACTTAAAGAGATTTAAGTATATCAAAAGATTACTAAAGCGATATGAGACGACGGGTGAGTTAAAAACACATCTTATTTTAAATCATGTGATTGTATTGTATAATGTGTTTGGTGATGCAGCAACTCCGTTGTTGTTTTACAAAACCGAAGCAACATATTGGCGACAAATTACTGCTTTCATGTTGTTTCTAAATAGATTACCACCCAACTTTACTGATGCTGACGAAGAATGTCTAAAAAGTCTGAATCTAATTTAAATGAAATGATGGCAGGAGACGGTTCTGGTCTTCAGTTGCCACCTGCTTTTGTTATGGTGAATCCTAGACAGCACCGTAAGTATAAAAAGAACAACCAAGATAAAGTTGATGGGCGCACATCAGGTGCTCGCACTCTCTTCGACCGTATACAAAAAAGAAAAATGAAAGAACAAGTAGAATCACAAATTGATGAAGCTATTGTGTCCGACACAGAGAGGGCACAGAAGACTATTCAGCAAGGTAAGAAACTGAATCGCCAAAAAGATATGCAGAAAAAGCGTAAAGAGGCGAAAGAAAAAATGATGAATAAGTCTGGTGAGATGGATACTCTCATGAAGGCACGTATGTCTGACTTTAAAAAGAAGGCAAAGGACCAAGAAAAGAAAGTCCAAAAAAATTCTTATGAACCCACAGGTGAAATTATGACTGAAAATCAAGATGTAGTTCAAGTTGCATTAGACGTTGCGACATCAGAACTTAATCCACAAGGTGAAGGATCATTTGCTAAGGTACAATTTGGCGATGGATCTACACAGAACCTTGATAACTTCTCAGCAAAACGTATTGCTGCTTGCTATGCTCAATTAGATGATAGTCATAAGCAACAGTTCCAGTATCTGCTGAACAAAGATGCTTCTTCATATCAAACAGCACTCAATTTCGCAGTAAGGAACGTTTAAGTATGGCATTCGGTCTTGGTAGATTAGCAGTATTAGAATCAAAACTCGATATTTATGAAGATCTCTCGAAAGAGATGCTTGACAAACTCGAAAGAGCAGTAGGCACAATCTCTGAGAACAGCAACAGAGTTGCTGTGATCTTGGAGCGCCATGAAAATCGTTTGGATGAATCTGAACGTGCCGATAAACTTATCATCGGTATGCTGGAAGAGATGAAGGAAAGGCATGATAAAGATATGATGATGCTACATGAGAGAATTGGTAAGGTCCAGAAGAAAACGGAAAGTAATACTAAGTTTGTCATTGCTACCTCTGCTGTCTTGACAACTCTTGTGACAGTATTACAAGTGTTCCCTCCTGTCTTCAAACTGTTGACACCCCAAGTAAACGCTGCTATTATAGGACCAGCGAATCCCTAGTAGTGAATGTCATTCATTGACGTAAAGTATATACAACTAGTATCCTCTCGTTTGACTCTTTTCAGTCGCAAGAAGGCAGACCTGTATAATTTCAGGTGTCCTTACTGTGGCGACTCACAAAAGAGGAAGAATAAAACGAGGGGATATCTTTTTAAGATCAAGAATGACTTCGTGTTTAAGTGCCATAACTGTGGCATGGGTAGAACACTTTCTAATTTTTTAAAGGACCAAGATACCTTTCTCCACGACCAATATGTCATGGAGAAATTTAAAGATGGCAGGACTGGTAAGGGAACTACTGTTCCCAATCCCAAGTTTGAATTCAAAGCACCAAAATTTGCAAAGAAAGATACAAATCTTGAA